ACCAATTCCAGCACCAATGCCGACGTTAGCAAGGTTAGCCATTTCTTCTGGCGAACGTGCCAAACCAGCACCAATGCCGACGTTAGCAAGGTTAGCCATTTCTTCTGGCGAACGTGCCAAACCAGCCACCAACTTACCAAGAGTTCCACCAGCGCGTAACACACCTGTTGGAGAAGGATTAAACCCTCCCAGAGGCATAGCAGCTATTTCACCAGCAGTTGTGGCATTAGGATTCTCTTGTTGTGCAGCGGCTAGAGATTGTTTGTATTGGTCAGATGTTAGTGTGTCCTGTGCGCCACGAACAGCTTTAGAACCAAGGTAAGCACCGACTAGCCCAATAGGAATACCCAACAAAGCACCAGCACCGGTCATATCTAAACCAGCACCAATAGCTAGTGCTAGAGCAGAAGCAACACCAACACCGCCGCCAGCAACAGAAGGAGCTTGGTCAATAGTTGTGCGAATACCTGTTTCAAGTGGCGACGATACTGCCCGTTTAGCTAACGGAGTAACTTGAACTTGAGGAGTATCCTCGAAGTCCTTGTCAGTTACGATGTGGTCTTCTTGTGTTGCACTTGAAGATTGGACAGCACTCTTTAACTGCATCCCTGTTCCGTCAGGGGTTATCTCCCATTGTGCAGGGTCAAGACCGTGTGCAGCAATGATTTTACTCTGAATATCCGGCGAAGTTAAATCTGGCATACTGTTATTGCGCTAGAGGAGTTGGATTAACTGTTGGAACAGTGGCTGGATTGATTATAGTTCTACCAGAAGCAGGGTCGAAGATGTATTGTGGCTGTTGTGCACTTTGTAGTTGCTGCAATAAACTTGCTTGTGGAGGAAGTAGACCTTGCCCCATGTCCGAACTGCCACCGAAGTTAGGAGGAAGATTAACTTGAACAGGAGTTGGATTAACCTGTGAAACTCCGCCGTCATTGCCAGCAAGTGCAGCTTTGACTTTGTCTGGTTGCAATGGAACAACCACACTAGCACCGGGTTGTCCACCAGAACTTCTGCTAACTGAGCCGCCGGGATTAGTGCCACCATACATTAAATCAGGATTGATGACTTTTGTTTCAGTAGTAGGATTACCAGTGCCAAAGTTCTCAAAACGAACACCAGAGCTAGGGTCAAGCATTGTCGACGAACCACCAAGAGGAGCTTCATTGATAAGCGGCGGATTGTAGCCGCGATTCAATCCAGCTGTGACATTACCGAGAAGCGAAGGGTCTTGTAAAGCTTGACCTTCAACACCCAGCTCTTTAGCAGCATTTTGCTGTTCTTTCTGTTGGACTTTATTAGTCTGTGCCTCAAGACCACCTTGTCCTATCGAATTAGACTCTGTTAGGGTTATTGCAATTCCGGGGGTTGGTGATACTCCATAGGTATTATCATGACGAGTAGCTTGGTCAATACCCTGACCAACAACAGCATTGCCACGAGCGTTAGCAGTGAGTGCATTAGCACGGTCGATAAAGTTCTTTTGTGCAAGTGCTTCTTGCTGTGTCTGCCAGTTTTGTGCTTGAGCAGCTTCTGTAGCTTTGCTGCCGTTCAGTAGTGCGTCAAGAACATGGTGTTTTGGAACCATATTACCATTAGTATCCCTGACCAAGTCTGCAGAACCAAAAGCACGTCCAACAGAACCGGGAATAGCACCAACCAATCCAAGCAATCCAGACCCTCTACCAACAGATGAAGGCATAGGAGAGACTTGTGGATTAGCGACAGCCACTGGAGTTTGTTCTGGTTGAACAAGGTGAGGAGCAGCTACCTCTGGTAATTGCGGTTGTATTTGTGGAAGGGCAGAAAGCTGTCCTTGTTGAGCATTTCTAGCCGCCATCATTGCCCTGTATTTTTGTAAGTTAGTTTCCATATTTGTTTGTGATATAGATTATGCGAAAAGACTTCCAATAGCACTAGCCAATCCGCCACCAGCACTAGAGCCGGCTCCTGTTAAAGCGGAAGCTGGCCCACCCAATGCACTAGCTAGTCCACTTATAGAACTCCAAATTGAAGGAGAATTGGTGTCTGTTTGGCCAGATTTAACATTGCCTAGCATTGTTCCAAGAGTGTTTCCAGTGTTACTGTTGACCCCATTGATACCGCCAAATAATCCTAGTGCATCATTGGCAGTATTGCTGGTTTCATTTGCGCCACCAGTAACAGTATTCCAAGCGTTCATTCCACCAACTTGTGATTGTGATTGTGGAAGGAATGATGTGGCGTTACCAATAGCACTACTCAAATCTTGTTTGGCCTGTTCTTGTTGATTATAGCCAGCCTGTCCGTATTGCATTGCATTGCTAACAGTCTGTGCTTGCGAAGGAACATTTGATGTTCCAGTTTGACTATTCTGTCTGGCAAGAGACTGGTCAACAGCCCTTGTTACAGTAGGGCTTAAAGGATTGTTTAGAGCAGCAACGTCTGCTCCAAGCAAACTGTTTAGTGCATTACTATCTGCACTTCTTGTAGCATAGTATTCTGGATTAGCAGCTTGGTCTGCTGCGATAGAAGCTTTCAGTGCAGCTTGCCCTTGTGCAGAGTTGGCTACGGAAGCATTATTGCCAGCTTGGGCTAGTTGTGTTTGTCCACCGATAGCAGCACCTGCTGCAGCAAGTTGTGGAGCATATTGTGAATACAACTGCGTCATCAATTGATTCTGCTGACCAGCGGTTGCTTGTTGAGCAGCTAGTTGTGCTTCTGCTGAGGAGACAGCGTTACCACTAGCCATTGCATTTTGTTCTGATTGAAGTTGTGGATAATACTTCAATAGAGCATGATACATCTGACCGTAGTTAACGCTAGATGACGAGCTACTGTTAAATAGTCCTCCAAGAAAAGCCATAATTTATATTAGTTAATTGTTAATGTAGCAAGTTTAGTGCCAGTTTGTTGGCTGTGTTATACTATTTTATACTTTGCTGCTTTTGTCCGTCACTGACCATTTTATTGATGTCAGTTGTAATTAGACGTATCTTCATTAAAGAAGCATCATTATCCCATGTTAGTATGTAGGATAGTTTGAAACCTTTTTTTGTATTATTAAAGTTAAATGTTACTCTGCTTCCTTCCGGTTCTATCAAAGGTTGTATGATTTCTAGCCCAGCAAATGGTGTTACTGCTGTGGCAGCATTGAGTTCTTTCGTCAGACTTTTGCTCCAAACACCATCACAAAATTCTGTGCAAGTAACAGTTCCGTCGAATGAACCGTCCCTGAAAAGTAGGTCAATCTTTTGTGACTTTAAGTCGGTAATAGGGCCTGGTGTATTAGCATAGCTAGCAATGCCAGAGTAATATTGATTGGCTCCTATTGTGCTGTATGCCCTTGTCGAGAAAAACGGTTTAGCGACAGTTGCATCAGCAGAGTAGAGTTGGTAAATTTTATTGGCAGTTGCGCAATAAACTCTTGTTTCCGAGTCAAGATTTATAGTGGCAACTTGAAGTATTTTTCCGATACTGAATATATCAAGTGCTGACCAATGACCGGCTATGGTATCATACACAGCTAACAGATAACCGCAAACTGTATTAACAGAAAAGAAAGCGTAGTTGTTATAGCTAAAACAGGTGACGTAGTCTTGTTGCACTCCTGCGAATAGCTTAGCAACACCTTTTGAGAAAACAGAATTTCGGCCGGAAAACTTTAACTGCTGAACTGCGTTAAAATCTCTCAATCCTTCGCTACTAGCAAAAGCATAATCACCACTTATTTCTTGTAGTGCATATTGATTGACAATACCAGTATTGATTATTGCGGATTGTGAAAACAGTGGTTCGCCAAAAATTGTAAGATTGTAATTAAGAGTTATTACACGAGTGTTGTTCTTGGTCGCGTAGATGAAAGAATCTGTCGCGTTGACAACCTGCAGACAAGTTATAGGGTCATAGTCGAAAGCAAAGGATGTTGTAGCTGCTCCACCAGATGCCTCAGAACCAAGTTTGTCACCATTTGTGTCAATATTGACCATGAAGTTTAGAGGTTGTCCTGACACAGATTGGTAGACAGACAGACCATCCGGCGCTACAATGAACAACTTCTGATTCAGAAACATCATCTGTAAACCGATAGGAACATATTCAGAGTCGGTTTGAGTCCAACTGTTGAAAGTTCCCAATGCTCTGCTGTGGAAGATGTTTGTGTTCTCATCGAACGTAATAAACTGTGGTATGTTTTGGCCATCCTGACAAACAATACCAGTCGGCATACCAACTGCGCGTCCAGAAACTGTCATTAAGATTGCATCAGTAACACTGCCAGACGAACTAAGTTTGCGAGTGTAGTCCATCGAAGATGCTGGGACAGCACATGAGTAAATGTTGGGGGTAGTTGCGTCAAGAGTAAATCCCGGAACTTGAATCCATTGACTACTTGTGTAAAGTTTATACCAAGCGTTGCCAGCTACGAATGCAATCAAAGAATTACCAACTGTAATAATACCTTGTTTCAAACCTGCTGGTGCACTAGTTAATTCAACAGGCATGGTTACAGGTTCAATATACCCATAACGTGAACGTCCGTTGACAAGCCATGTGTAGCCTGTTGTAGAGACTTGTGTGTCTGGATTGATTAAATCAAGACCAGCAGAAAAATTATCTTGCTCAATAATCATAACAATTAGTTGTCACAAATATCAGCATAATACATTCCGTAGTCATTACCCGACATACGATGACGCCCTCTTGTAAAAATACCATAGTATTTATTACGACCCCAATTAAGTTTCTTGTGCATACCTGTTTCAGTTCCATCTTTAACAGACTTCAAGATTTGAGTTGCCCTGGCTAATTCAGCTTGTGCTTGTGCATCTTTTCCACCCTGCGTTAGGTAGTTAAGATGCAGCATCATATGATAGATAGCTTCATCATAGTCATCACCACCTGAGAAGCTGTCAGTGTCATTCTTGCATAATAAGAATGGCAACTTGTAGCAAACATCTATGAAAGAATTGCCGTCAATGGTGTCACTCGCTGGCCAGAATATCTGCGAAACATCCATCAATTTGTAACGTGTTTTCTGTTCTTTGTTTCCAAGAACAGCTAAAACATTGCCTTGATTGTCACTAATTGTTATGTCATTATTACGGTCATCGAAGCAAGCAATACTAAAAATGAGTGGCCCAAACATATTAACAGTAGTCATGCTTGTGGAAGTTATAACTAAATCTTCCTCTAGCTTGCTAGCCGCATTTGTCTGTCCAGAAATCTTGATAGTAACTGGTGTGTTTTCGATGGCAGGGCAAGTGACAGTAAGTGGCCCAATATTAGTAAGATTTGTGCTAATAGGACTATCTCCCAAATCACGCCAGTTCTTTATTTTGTAAAGAAGTGTGCTATTTGTATAGCGAGGAACATTTAATGATTGCAGTGGCACGAGCATTTCTGTTGTGTGAACACGCAAACCTTTGACTTCACCAATGAACGATGGCAGAGAGATAATCTTGTCTGGTGGGACAACCAAAGTTACCTCACGAAACATCTTGTTTGACTCTAGCTCATAGTGAAATATGCGACAAGCGGCATTGAAGTAGTCTACAAGAACTGCCCTATCTTGTGCTAGGTCAATCCCTGTTTCTGCCGCAACTCGTTTAATGACGGGATATAGCATAATAGTGTAAGAGTGTTAAGCTTGTGGCAATGAAATACGCTTAAAAATTGCACTAAAGAAAAGACCAAGTGCTGTGAACACTGGTGCACCAGATGTAGTGGCAACAGTTATTGTAGCAGTAACCGCTGATGAACCCATTGCTTTTGTTACAACCAACAATCCTTGTAGAGGAACACTTACCGGAAAGTTTGAGCCAGAACCAGTGTTAGAACCAACTGTCTGTGACGCAACAGAAACGGCTGCTGCTAAAACATTAAACGATAGTGCACCAACCCCAGAATTATTGCCAAAAGAACCAGAGATAAAACCAGTGACTAAGTAAGTTCCCGGACTCAGATTTTTAGCAGCGTCAAATGTTATAGAATGTGTTCCAACAGCAAAAGTTGTTGAACCAGCTGCTGTTCCTGTTACAAGAATAACTTCACTAGCTGTATCAGCTGGATTGAAAAACTCAACAGCAGGTGAGGATAGACCAGAGTTGTAACGCAACATTGAACCGTTCAAACCTGTAGGTGGAGGCAGCAAGTTGCTGACGTTTTGAGCAGCAGTGAGACCGGCAGAAAGTGCAGCTTGTAGTGCAGCAATTTGTCCGTTAAGACCACCTGAGCCACTGGTAGAATTACTGCTACCAGAAATAGCCAAAAACAGGGCTATGTTGTTTACTGTCGCAGCCGTAGCTACGTTATTGACGTAGGAGATTTGTGTCTGTAAATTTGTTGAGCCAATGCTACTATAACCGATAGCTGTTTTAATAGCAGAAATATCAGTCCCAGCATTAGTGGCTGCAATGATAGCATTAGTAGCATTGGTGTTAATTGAATCAATGGCAGCTTGTAAGGGTGTTCCAGCACCACCACCAGCAGTAATGTAGGAAGAAGGGTCAACTAAAATCCAATGCTTGTATGTAGCATTGTTTGTAGCCGCATCAATCCACATATAAACTTGTGGCACAAATGTGGTGGCAGTATTATATGGACGCCTATTCCACAAATAGCGTTTCCACTTATTAAAAGAAGCTGACTGTGTTGGGTCTGGCACAGCAGGAATACCGAGAGCAGTATCAGTGGTAGTGATGATAAAAGCGATACCCTGCTGTTCATCAGCGCCATCTGTGTATGGGTATGCTTGTTCTACGAGTTGATTATGCTGTGCTGCTGTTCCAGTAATAGCACCGGTGAAATCAACTCCTTTGACAAAATCTTGTGTAACTATTGGTTTAGACATAATGAATTAGTTTGTTAGCCAAGGGCCATTTGTATTGTAGTTGTCAACAGTTGCTGGTAAAGCTGTCTGCAACTGTGCAAGAGTGACTATTTGAACTGGTTGAATAATATTTCCAGTGTCTTCGTAGGAAGATGGATTGTAGATTCTTCCAGTATTTATGAAAAGTGATTTATTGATAGAAGGTATACCAGCACTTGTTTGCCACACTTCTATGACAAAATTTCCTAAGATAGGCTGATTATGGTAATCAGGACAAGGTATCAGTGAACGTGCGATACTACTGGTTTTTGTCAATAGGTAACGATAAACTACCGAACCAATCCTGTAACGCAGGGCTAAGGCAACTCTTGTCAAATTTGTGGTGTTAAAAGAGTTATCTGCCGCGTTGATAATACTGACAGGAGTTCCAACAGAATAGTTGAATTGTCCAACAATTAAAGGAACAGCAAAACCGGAATTTGAAAAAGTTGTAGCAGGTATCTGTAGGTAAACTACATTTGGTTTGATGTAGTCAACAGAAGTAATTGACAGAGCTTTGGTGTTTTCAACAGTGTCCTTTTTAACAGGACTAAAGGTGAATACTTTTGCTAGATGTTGCCAATCAAAGTAGCTCATGGAGTAATGTTTAAAAGTCCAGGTAAATCAGTAATAATACCAGCACTTTCATATCTAAAATTAAATGTGCCAGAAAGGGTTCCAGCTGTAAATGTAGCAACTAATGTTCCATCTGGTTGTATGTTTATAGCCGAAAATGCTCCACCATCAGAAGTTAGGACTGCAAATGGATTAAGACTGGAACCATCTATTACAACAGAGGCACTACTAGAAACACTAAAAGTAGAAGGAGTAATGTTGGTAATACTGTCACTACCAGATGTTCGCATATCCACAGCGTTGCCATTATTCAATAATAACTGCAGATACTTTCTGTATGCTGCAAGTGCTAAGTCTGCTGTTGAATAAGTGTAACAGAGCGCAGATGATTTACCTGCTGTTATACCATGATATAAATATACATTATTCGGTTTTGCTGTGCCACTAAAATAACCTCCCCACAAAATCTTGGACAGAAAGTCAAGATTGACTAAATCACCTTTATCGGTGATAATCCAATTTTTTAGTGAAGACATAACAATTAGGAAAAAGAAAGAAAGAAAGAGTAAATTGTTTGTTATAGTAATGAGACACTCAACTATTTGTTAGTGTATTTAGTTTGTGTAACCAGTCAATCATTACAGCAGGTGGAACAATATAGTTTGTTCCATCAAATTTTACCTGCCTGTCCGAAGAGATTACTACCAGTCGAGTTTGGCAGCCTATCATGCAAGAAAACATTGATAGTGTCAGTGTCACCAGTAACAACAGCTTTGTCGAGTTTTTCATTTGTATTTTCCTGTTTTGCTTGAGGAGTATTCGATGACGCTACCGCTGCGAGAATAACCGGCAGTAGCAGCACAATGATTTGTATGATACCGCCGGCTATTCCCATAACAGTTATTTCGTAGCCGCAACCGTAGTCGCAGTGGTTGATGTAACCGTAGCAACCGGAGTCTGCTTGTGAATCACACTCCACACGCCAGTCATCACTGCCATGCACGTTCCAATGAACGCTGGGTCAGTCAACTGCGTCGTCAACGAAGCAAGCTGGTCTTGCGTAATCTTACCCTTGCCGACGAGGATACCACCACCGAACGCAAGAAGCGCACGAAGCACACCTTGAAGCGTATTTGCATTTAGCCAACTGAACATAGGTTTCTCTTTCTCTTTAGTTGTTGTTATGTTTCTCTGTCCCTAACCGACTGTCTGCTAACACAACGTCGGGACGTGGTAACTTTGTGCTAGAATTGTCATTGCCCGGACGTGGCATTTCTTTCTCTGGCATTGTGCGAATGTGGTTGTAATACAACGCTGCCTGAATATGGTCAATCTTCTTGTCTCGCTCGTTGTTCTGCTGGAAGTTTTCATAACTTAACCAGCAAAGACCAAGGAGCAAGATGGTATTGACAGCAGTTAATCCACTATTACTTTTTAGCATTTTCTCCATAGTTCCCCCAAGAAAAGCGTCTATGATTATTTTGAACATACATTTGTTAAAGAGTTATTTCTTCCGAAAATTGATTGGTTTGGTGGCGCTGTTCGTCAGGCAGTTGCTCCAATCGGATTCAAAGCCGTTGGTGTCCGTCTGCGTCACGGCGGCGTAGCCGCCCGGAGGCGGAATCAAGTTGAAAACATTCGTGGTGAAAGTGGTTGTGTTCGTCGCGCCATTGTTCACCACATACACCGTGTAGCTCGTCGCCGTAGGGCACGGGTCGCACGTCAGATTGACCGGAGCCGCCGAGCAGCCAGCCGCCAGCAACGCAAGGATGAGGGTGAAGGGTTTCATTGTTCCACCTTGTAAGTCCAGATATAAGTGGTTGACGTAGCTAATCCCGTCGCCCCGCCCCACACGATGAATTTTAGACTGGATGAAGTCGCCGAGTCCGGCCAAGTTGTAGTTGCGCCGGAAAGCTGCGCGGCGGCAGTGTTGGCCGGCGTCCAAACGATATGCGGTGCAGTTTTATAGGGTGTGGCATAGGTATTCGTAAAGATACCCGTCGCTGAAGGAACAACTACACCAGTAGCAATGGTTACTGTTCCAGACGAATCGCTGGCGGAGGCGTCGGCTGTGACCGTAGCCGCTGCCCCCAGCACGTTGGTATTCAATCCAAGCACCGGATGACCGTGCTTGAAGTTACCCGCGTAATGGGGAGAGAAAGTTGTTCCATTGGTTGTCCAGAAGAACGGCACCGCATAGCCGCTGTCCCAAGTCGGGTTTCCTGCGTAAAACGGTGAGAGAACAAAATCGTCCACAGGATAAGCGTCCCCGCCGCCGCCGCTCTGGTCTTGAATACCCGGTTGCCAAGTAACCTGACCACTGCCAGATTCCCACACATCATAAACCTGCCCCGCAGAAGTGGTCTGAATGTCTCGAACCGCATAGCCTGTCATATTTTTACAGGTCTGGACAACCGTATTTGAAAAATAAGCACTCCCAAAGTGGCTATATCCGCCGGGGTTTCCGACATTCCCATAACCTCCAACCCCATTAAAAATTGCCCCACCCGTTGATTTCATCGGGCCTACAAAAACTGTGTTAGTATTGAAAGTTTCCAATGCGCGCCATACCTTCGGCGTGCTGTCCTGCTCGGCATTGCCGTAATTTTCCTTATACCAAAACGCCGTGCCTTGACCAAAAGTGTCATCCGCATCCGTCACCACTGCTCTTGGCCCTTCGCCTAACTTTTGAACCGTGACTTTACTCCCGAAATTTAACGCAGTTGAATGTCCGTTGTAACCGATAACTTGCGGTGCATTGGTCAGCCAGTCAGGAGTATTGCCGGGATAGATGTCGCGGGCATAAACATCAACATTGATGTCTGGTGCCCAAGTGCCTGTCCGATTGACGGTATCAATCCAGTTCGCACACGCGGCAGGATAAAAATGGTTCACCTTCCCAACCCCACTTCCGCCCGTCATGCGACAAGTGAAACAATTAGAACACCCCGACATGAATAAATGGTCAAAATTAAAGATGCCTGCATCAACGCCGTTCATAAACGAATTGATGCTTACAATATCATAGAAATACCCATAAGAGCCTTCGTAGTTATTGGGCATTATCATTGCGAAGCCGTTGGTGCCTAAGGGGGCGGGTAGCGAACTGCCGTTGATAGTTGAGCTAAAAAAGAATAAGTTGCCGCCGCCGACTTCGCCAGCCCCCAGCAAGTTTAGCACACAGCAGTTGGCATCATAGCCGGTAATAAAAGACAAGTCATCAAACTCCTCTCGCATTCCCGCTGATGGCACATAAATACTACCGTCAGTCATTACATAAGCAGGATTTGCAAACGGTCTAAAATCAAACACCGACGCGCCGCACCTGTTAGTTCCCGTCCAGTTCGCACCTTGAAGGTTGGAAAGAAAGCCTGCTTCGTAATTTAATGGGGCGAATTTGTTGTTGAAATAGTTCCATGCCGGTGCGCTCCGTCCAATCATCTTGAACCGTGGCCCCATATTTTCTTGGCCGCGAGCGGGGATGATGATTTGAGCGTTGTTTTGGTTGGTTAATTGCGGCGGATTAAGAATAGCTACCACCCCCACGTCGTTAAAGAAAACATCCGGCGGCACGGCGTTTGACCATTGATTCACCCACGTTTGAACGGCGGCGCTAGAATCGTAACCGTAGGCGCAGTTATATCCAGCCGTCAGCGCGGCCACATTCCCCGGTAAAGCATTTGAGTAAGACAGATAAACCGAGTTGGATAGAACAATTTGATTGGGAGCAAGCACGTTGGAAATGCCCGTCCAAAATCCGCGCCGATTGAAGCCCGCACCATCAATGAAGATAACCTTACCAATGTCGCCCGCCACGAAATTTGACGAAGTAAAGGCGACAACGGGATTATTGGAAACCGCCAATGCTCCAAACGCCCATTTCCACGCCGTTGCACCGTAAGCGGAAAGCCGGTTGGTGTAGATGACCGCGCCGGTCTGACCCGCATTGACGATGGAGATTACGCCATTCGTCGTCAACGCGCCGGGGGTGGTGGAGCCGGAACTATCTATATTTATGAACTCACCTTGACCAAAACAAGTAAAAGAAAAGAACAAAGAACAAAATAGAAAATTTTTCATAGAGTATTAAAAAGAAGGGCTGTTGTGCTAACTAGAAGAAGTCAATCACAACAGCCAGTGAACAATTACTTGTTAGGAGTGTAGTAGATAATGGCAGTTGTGTTAGTCGTCGCAAGAGCTACAACACCCTGCTGAAATGAGGCAGGAGTATTATAGGTTGAGATAACGCCAGAAATCACAGGATATAAACCCTGCGGATTCAAGGCATTGGTAGCCGCAGCATTAGTCACTGTATAAGTCCAGTAACCAGCATTAGTATACCAATTAGTGTAGCCATTGTAACCAACATATGACGTAACATAGTTAGTCGCATAACCAGCACGACTAACATACGAAGACGTAACATAATTGGTTCCGTAGTAAGGAGCAGCAGTATTGTAGCTATCGTAGAGCGAGACAAGTCCCGTTCCAGACGGCGTCAGGAAAGACACACCCTGAACTGTAATGTTATTGGTGATAAGTGCAGTAGCTACACCCGGAGTAAGCGTAACAGTCATGATGGAAGGCGTTGGCCCACCAGTATAACCATTAGCACCGAAGGCAACCAAGGCACTAAAACCAAGAACACTGACTAATGTCGATAATTTTTTCATAAATGATGAATTCCTTTATTGTTAATCATTGACCACGTTTACGCGCAAACAAAATGGGAATGATGTTGCGCGGTTGTTTACGTTTGACACCAAACGTAACCTGACTGATGAACTTGAGATATTCACCATATTGATTGGTTTCCCAATACAAAGTTCCGTCGTCAGCGTAGCACGGAATGAGGAAGTTCTTGGTAATCTGGACTTCACCATTCCAGAACATTTTACCAAATCCTTTCGGCATACCAGAGCCAGAGAACGCAGACGGAGGAGGCCCGACTTCAATGCTTTCATAACCCTCAGCACCAACCAAGAAAGCGAACTCATAAGGAGAACCGCTGACAGGGTCAAGAGAGGTATATGAAGGTGACGGAACAGACTCACCAACATTGTATGCATTAGGGTCAAGTTCACGCACTTCCGGTGCAGCAAATGAACCATCAACCTTCATACGCAAAGGTTTGTCCTCAAGCACGCAAGTAATGCGACCAAACAAGGAACCCTTGAAACGGTCGTTAATCACGTCAAGTGAGCAGTTCTTGTTGTTCAACAGCCACGGGTCAAAGGTAAACTGATTAAAAGCTTCGGACGAGCAGACAAGCACATACTTATCAGCCATTCCTTCACTATCTTTCGGGATACCAGAGCCAGAGAACGGAGGAACACGAAGGTCGGTTTCCATCACCGTCAGCAGTTTGTTAAGAGTCTGGAACGATAAGTTACCAGCATTACCAATCTGCGGAACAAGTGTTTGCAAGAAACCTTGTGTTTTACCATCAGTGCCAGCCAAGTTACCAACACCAATAGGTGCAGCAATAAGTGGATTAACAGCATCAGGAAGCCACACCCAAGGAGCAGCATGGAATACACGGCCACGAAGATAAATATCTTCAAAGCGCTCTTCCTTCTCCATGATATCTTGACCACACGCATCAACGTGGTCAGTCAAGAAGTCACGGAAAGACGGAACAAAGTTAAGGACATTGCTTTCAAAGCGATGCCGATAAACCTGTTCGTCAATGCTGCGTTCACGAATATCAATTACGTCCTTTTTCGGAGCAACTGAAATTTCGTTAGGATAGGCAAACTGCCGAATGTGCGGAGAAGGTTCCTTTGTAACGGAACGCATCGTTGCACCCATATTCGGGGTCCACTTAGTTTTACCGAAGAAACGACGCCAAGTCGTCCAAGTTTTACGACGCTCCACTTGCATTTTGGCAAGATAGAAAGGTAACTTGTTATACAAGTTTACATCCTGTTCTGTCCAACCGGAACAAATGTTAGCATCGATGGCAGGAATAGTAGCCAAAGGCATAAGTTATTTGTGTTAAAGTTTACTAACAATCGCTGGTTTATGATTCTATCAAACCAACAAACGTAGTTTCCGGCCCAAGAAACAGTTAGAAGCCATCGAACATGGAGTGCTCAACCTCCGTAGAAGCAAGAGACTTAAAGCAACTTTTATGCCAAGTGCTTTAGTAAAGTATAAGGCGCTGTCGCTCGCTCCGCATTAGACGACCCTTGCAGAAGAACGCCGCAGGTTCGCGGAGCGTCTTTGGGCCTTTAGTGCAAGAGTTGTGCTACCGCCTTCGGCATCAGGCACAACTCTTGCGCGGCGCAACCACACCCGAACGTCACAGCATAACGTGACGGTTATCGCAAAGCCACTTGAACACTTTGGCAGTAGCTTTGACATCCGAAAGAGCATCATGTGCTCCTTTGAAATCTTCTTTGAAACAATACTGATATGCTTCTTGAAGTTTCGGCCATTTGTAAGTTTGTCGCTGTGAAGCAAGTTTGCAAATTGGTGTCATTAACTCCATTGTGCAAATAAACTTCCTATGAGACCAGTCAACCTTAAAGTCTGACTGTTGATTTTCAATGTCGACAAGCTGCGAGTCGAATCGAATGTTGTGTGCAACAACTTTGTCTGCCCTGTTCAAGCAACTGTTAAACAGTGGCATAACATTGCTGATATGCTCGCCAAACTTATTGCACTGGTCTGTGCTGATTCCGTGTGCCGCTTGTGCGCCAGATGACACTGATTTACCGGTCGGCAGTTTAACCAAAGACTTAAAACAAGACAACTCTTTGAAGTTATCATCTAGCACAAGAAATGCTAGTTGAATAATTCTTGCTTGTGCTGGATTGTCTTTGGGGAGATTCTTGGAAGGGAATCCAGTTGTCTCTGTGTCAAAGATGAGAATCATTCGTCAGCCTTTACTTTAGCAAAATCATCCATTGTTACTTCACCCTTATTAGAAGTATTGTCAGCCGACAAGCCAGATGCAGTAGGGCCAGCTTTTGTTTGGGCTAACTTCTTCTTGTCCTCAACAGTAACAGTTGCTTTTCCTGTCTCGACGGATTTCAATTTTGCAAGTAGAGCATCTATGGAAGTCAATGCTTTGGCAAGAGGCGAAGCAAGTATGTTCTTCTGGACAGCTTTTGGCATCTTGCTAAGTGTATCTTTGTAAATAGCATTGAGAGGTGTTTTGTCATCCTCAAACACTTTGAAAAAGTCTTTCTCCCATGTGCGAATACTGTTGGTGAGTTCTGTGTGTTTCGATGAATACTCTGCCTTAACGCGACCAAGAGACTGTTGAAACTGTGATGCTTGTGAGTTAGCACTAAAGAACAAAGATTCCAAATAAGACTGTGTTCTCTGGTCAACTTTCTGTTTTGCAGCATAGACAATCTGCTTTGACACAGGGTCGCGTTGTAGTGTAACAAAGTCTGTTGCTCCTTGACGAACATTGTCCAACTGCTCACGCCAATGTTCTAGGACAAGTTGTGCTTCATTAGCAGCAGTTGCAGCTTGGTTATATTCAGGGGTTAAAGTGTAAGCTTCTGGATGTTCATAGTATGTCTCTGGAATACCACCAGCTTGTGCAATAGGAGAATTCTTCTTCAACTCTGCCAGTTCAGCCTGTGCTTTGGTGGCCTCAAGATAGAAAGGCTTTAGGGTGTTAAAAGCATCATTGCCCATTGTCTTGAACAACGGGACAACATTCTCCGGCAAGCCAGAATAATCTCTAGCAATAGCACCTTTCTTTCCAATAACAGGTTGACCAGCCGCTTTCACTTCTGCAGCAGGTTTAGCGACTATCTCTTCTTTTTTAACTCCGGAGGCTGGAGCTACCTCAGCTTCAACTTCCTTAACAGGCTCCTTTTCTTTCGACATTTCTGGCATATCTTTGACAGCACCGAAGCTATCAAAGTTTATCTCTGGTTCTGTCGAAGTTACTTCTGCGACAGGAGTTTCTACTGCTGCCTCTGCGACAGGAGTAGCTTCACCAGAGGGAACACCGTCAGGACTGATTTCATTTGTTGCTGGCATATTTACCTACGACTTTCCGAAGCATGTTTGCTTCTATGAGTTTATGGACGATTTGTTTGTTGTTGTCTGACTGATGATTAACAAGCGCCAACCCGATAGCATCAGCTACTAGCGAGTCAGATTGTGCAAGTAATTCTTTGAATACTTGTTGTGTTCTGGAAGAAGAAAGCCAAGCATGACGAGCGTTTAATGTTTCAGCATCTTCTTCCACGATAGGTTCTTTGTCTGCGGAACCATGAAGTGCAGCATAGTATTTACTCATTGCGGAACTGCACCTTTCTGTTGGCCATGCTCAACTGACTGTTTAATCTTGTCTCCTTCCATCATTAACTGACCAAGTTTAGCTTGGTCTTCTGGCGACAATTGTTTGATAGTGACATCGTGCTGTTTAACAAGTTCTTGACACAGCGTTGTAAACCCTGCAATAACTTGGCCAGCTTGTGCTAATTGCTGTTGCAACTGTGTTTGTTGATTTTGTTTTCCTTGTTCAATAACTTTAGCATATTGCTCTCCTTTGGAAGGATAAGACAAACGAATAAGGTCAGCGAGAAACTGGTCAGCAAGTGCTGTCTTTTGAACTACTGCCCAATCTTGTTTCATCTGTTGCAGTAACTCAGAACGCTGCACAACATCAACATCGCCAGCCGCCCTAACTTCAAACACTTGTTTAATGGTGTCAATGTCATTGTGCCAGTTTGGTTTGGTCATCGGTTGACCATTTTGAATGATAGGCTGCTGTGTTGCTGGATTAAGGATAGGTGTAGGAGTATTGATTAACAGAAATGTGATAAGATTCTGTTGTGCCTGTGACTGAGCAATCTTCCAGCACAAAGAATAGATAGCACGAATGTAGGAAGAAAACAGTGTTAGCTGAACAGAGTTAAGAAGATTGGATTGCTGTTCTGCCAGTGACATTTCTTTTGCTGTCTTACGTGAATCTTCACGATTCATTACAGCAAAGTTAGTCTGGTTGGTTTCTTGTGAGTTGCTGGTGTCCATATACTGCAAAGCTTTCAGAATCTGAAAGTCAGGATATGGAGCAGAGAAAAAGTTGAAAGGTTTGTTTAGAACAGTTCCACCTTCAATTGGATTGTCAGCTATCTCTTTGACAGAATTGCCAGAACCGTCATCCTGCGCAGGAGAGGCAAGAATCTTTGTAGCCCGCGAAACACCATTAACAAAAGCTGACAGAACACCAGTTTGCGCTTCTTGTTTAGGCGCATCCAAGAATACTCTGCCATGTTTCTCTACCAATTTTGGTTTCTCTGACTCACGATAAGGTAGAATAAAGTATGGATACTCTGTCAAACTAACCGGTTCCCAAGAAGTAGTTGGTTGTTGTGTGATAGGGTCAATGCTCTGCTGTTCTTTATCAATTCCAAGATAAAGATTTTCCGGCGCTTTAAGCCAGTCAGAAACTCCATCTTCAACAGAGAACCATGCTACCTTGACAATGCCATCTTCCTTATACATGACTTTATGTATACGACAGGTTTCACTTTCTTTCTTTCCTTCTTTGCGAGCGTTGACAATTTTGTTTACTTCCGAAATATTCCAGCCAAATTGTTTGACGAAAGTCTGCAGTTCGATTAGTGAGTAGTCGTAGGCACGAATTACACGAGGAGCTTGCTGGATATCTTTAGTTGTTCTAGGCCAGAATAAACTATCAAAACCAACGTGTTCAATACCAATGTTAAGAGGCTTGGTAGAGTCATAGACCACCTCAACACTATCCCAACCATGTGTTGCAGCACCATCAACAGTCTTGTAGTGAACTTTCTCCCAATCTTGATATGTCATTCCACGGGTAAACTCTAGTTCAATTTTGCTGGTGTCAAGGTCTGGAAGTGACAGACAGTTGAAGATGCAGATACGACGAGAATTCTTGAGATAGTTGATGTATGGAGGCTGCTCTCGTTGGATGTTTGTATCAATGATACGGACAGGAATCATTGTCTCATCTTCATCAAGAGTTCCCTCACGACGCAGAACTTCAACAGAGAACTCTACATCACGAGTTTTGCGGTTCTCTTTGGCCTTCTCACGAAAGTGTTCCCAGTCATTTATGAGAGCCTTTAGTTTGATGGATGCAGTCTGGAAGTCAGTCACCGTGCTAATCTTCTCAGGTTGTTCTGCATCCTTTAGGAGAGCACTATTGTCAGGTTGAAGTTCATTCATATTAGTCTTGTGACTCCTTGGCTTCGTTGAAGTCGTCAACAGTCACTTCTTTCTCGTTACGCAATTCTTCGTCACGCTGATATGCCATGTCACGGATGAACGATAACTGTTCTTTGGTGGCATCTTTGATAAGCTCCATTACTTGCATCTGGAATTCTTCGGTAAGAGGGACTTCTGCTTCGCTAACTTCCTTCTCTCCCTTGTCAGTTCCTTCTTGAGTTTCTTCCGGAGAAGTTGCACCAGTTTTATCAAGCTCATTGTCTTCCTGTTCAGGTTGTTTTTTTTCAGTTGTCGGAATAGATGCCATATGTATCTTCTTTGTTGTTTGTTTTGCCAACACCCAATGCTACTTGTAAAGAGCCTTTGGCTTTGTGTTTACCACCAGTATTACCTTGAATCATTTCGTATTCTTTAAAAGTAATACCATCATAAAAATCTTGGACTTCCTGCGAAGTCTTTAGAACTTTTCGCTTTGGTTCATCGTCTTTCTTGACCCGTGTTTCTCCTAGAAAATCTTCTATAGTTAAACCGGAGAAAGTAAGACAAAATGCATCCGCTCTGTCCGGCGAGTGTTGTCCCTCAGCCTTAGCTTCTTTCTTTGGTTGAAGAAAAACGCGGCCACCTTGCTGTTGTTTGAACTTACGCGATACCAACTGTTCTCTGCACTTACGAGAAATACCTTTAAGGTTAAAGCACTTTTCCTCAAAGATTCGACGAACATTGAAATACAACTCTGCACCACGATTGCCAAATCGTTTGCGATTATAGGCTGCCGATTGATTAAGAACTCTGTGAATTGTCCAGCCATACTGCTCGCCTGTTAGCATATCTATTACAGCATGACCTATGCCACCATCGTCAGCAAAAATATAATCGTGAGTTTTAGATATGCCCATTCTAGTAAGTCGCTCATTAAGCCAGCGAGCAGTGACAGTGGTGTCTTTCTCGACAAGGAACTCCTCTGATACTATCTTAACTCCTCGGCAAGCAGTAATTACTGTTTCATCACCACCAGCAGCTATATCAATACCAATGCGAAGTGGCCAAGATAAGAAGTCAAAAATAGGCGGTTCAGCTATGAGTAAGTCAACAATAGTGGCAGGGATAACTGTCTCGGTGTCAAGGTAGGTGAACAAGGCTAGATGCTTGGAACGATACTCTGGAGAGTCTTCACCCAACTCTCTCTTATCTTCTTCTCTTTCTTGTTCACTAATGTGTGGACAATCATACGACGTAACCGAACGTCCTGTTTTCCAATTAGTGGCAGCATAATGGAAAGCGCCAATGGGTGCACCGGGAGAAGATATTTCAAGCCAGTAGTTGTATCCAGTGCATCTTTTAAGTGCTTTATGGATGTCTTCGGGAATTGATTTGGACTCATTTTTAATGATAGCCATCTCTGCATTTGGCTCTAGTGGATGGTATCCCTCTGCTTTACCAGCTTCGTCTGTTGCAAACATCCGTATTACAGAACCAGACTTGAGACAACGAATGTAACGCTGACGTATCTTAAAGATTGGTGTTCCTAGTTTCTGATTAACACGTTCTGCAAGGGAACGAATATAGGATTCTGTTTGTGCAGTAAGCTGTGTTCCAGAAGCTGACGTAATGATTACTTGTGAACGAATTTTCGAGAGAACAAACCATATAGCAAAAGGTGCTATCACGAAAGCATCTTTGCCAGAACCATTTGCTGCAACTAGAAAATATTTAAGTGGATTCTTGCTGGTTGGTTTAACAGCAGGAGCAAGGTCAAGATTAACGTCTTTCTGCCACTGATGCATTGTGACTTCACCAGTCATAATGCTATCATTGAACATTGCTAGAACATGGGCAGGAGTGGGAAACTCAAACGCAGCCCAACCTTCATTAGGACGTTCTTCATCCTCTGCAAAGTCACCGGCATACTTTCTACCCTGTGTGTAAGTTATCTCTGACTTTGTCTCTGCTGCCGGAACTTGAATAGGAGTGATTTCTAGCTTTTCTGTGGGAGTCGGTTCTACTGCAACTTGTTGTTTAGGAGAGGCGGGCTGGGATAACTCTGGAATCTGGCCAGAGTTAATCATGTGTTCAAGTTGTTCTACCGAGTAGTCACTCATGCTGGTTTACTTTCAACATCCACTGGTTTGTTATAGATTAGTTCATTGGCCCTGCGCAACTGCTCATTGAACATTAGAACATTGAAAGTTGTTCCCGCCAAAGCTTTAACAGCGTCAAGACGACCTTTCTTGTCTTGACGTATGTATTTGCAAGCATCAAGGGCCACTGCTTCCGAGTCAGAGCTAACTGCAATTTCGTAGATACGGTCATTAACTCGTAGGAGTTGTTCGTCTGTGAAGTTAAGGTCAGTCTTTCCGGCATTGCTGTCGGAAGAATTTCCGGCTTCAAGTCCGCAATCTTTACGATACTTCGCCGACGACGAAGCCAGTGTCATCTTTACAGCCTCCGGCTCCAACTGTCTGTCTTCGGCAATCTCTGCCGGTGACATACCAAGTTGTTCGTAAGACAATCTAATTTGTTCTACTTCTGTTGACATACAGGCAACCAGAACTTCACTGTTGAGGACAACTCTCTACCCTCCGAAAGTAACCACCTACCATAATCCGACAAGGAGAATCGTTCGTCCATAACTATCTGTTCTGTTCCTATTGAGTTATCGGTCATACAAGTAGAGGAAAGCAAGAAGTATGCCAAAGGAAATGTGTTATATCCAGAGAATAGTTGTGGAGGAGGAATTTTGTGCGAGTATGGGTATATGCGAATCGGGCTTCATTTCTGGGTCATATCAACTTCTGACTCAAACTTACGGCATAATACACTACTAAAGTAGTGTATGTTTGACTGGCC